GATAATGAAATGCCTTATGGCAGAGTCCCGCAGGGACATCCGGTGATCGTAGATTATTTCTATCATGAGGAAATCCGAGGGACAGAGAATACCGGAAAAAGAAATCGTTAAACAGAAATTTGACCGAGCTCTTTGAACGAGGGAGACTCCTCGTCCGAAGAGCAAGAAGGTGCAGCCGAGAAAACTTGGAGCAATTCCGGTTTGTCGAACAACAAACGAATCACTTTTATTACACCACCAGGGAGAAATCCCCGGTGGTATTTTTATGCCCGGAAGGAGGTGGTTTTCATGATCCCGGTGCTTTATTTGCCCAACGCTGCGGACTTTTCCTCCTTCGGTCTTGGTGTGCTGACGGACACCATTTCCTGCGAAGTGACCGAAGAGCGGAACGGTGTGTTTGAGTGCCTGCTCAAATACCCGGTGAGCGGTCAGCACTATGGGCTTATCACCAAGGAATGTATCATCAAGGCAAAGCCCAATGACACCGCCGCCGACCAGGCGTTCCGCATTTATCGCATCACGAAGCCCTTAAACGGCATCGTCACCATCTACGGTCAGCACATCTCGTATGACCTCGCCAATATTCCGGTGATGCCGTTTTCGACGGAGAGCCGTTCTCCGCAGCTTATCCTCTCGCAGCTTCTTGCCGGAGATACACGCTTCACGGGCTGGACGGACTACTCGGATGCAAAGGCGTTTTCCGTCACGCAGCCGAAAAGCGTCCGTGCCTGCCTCGGAGGTACGGAAGGCTCAATGCTCTCCAAATGGCACGGCGAGTTTGAATGGGACAACTTCACGGTGAAGTTCCATTCGCACCGTGGGCAGAAGACCGGCGTAATCATTGAATACGGCAAGAACCTCACCGCATTGGAGCAGGACGAGGACAACAGCGGCGTGTATACCGCACTGCTCCCGTATGCCGTGTACACCCCGGAAGGCTCGGACACCGAAACGGTGGTCACGCTGCCGGAGGTAACGCTCCCCATTGTGACCTCGGAGATCGTCCGGGCAAAAACGCTCATCATGGATTTCTCCGACCAATTTGACGGAGTTGTAACCGAGGATGCCCTCCGAGCGAAAGCCAACAGCTACATCAAAGCCAATCCGCTGGGAGCGACCATCCCCACGGTGAAGGTGTCCTTTGAGCCGCTCTGGAAACAACCGGAGTATTCGGCACTCCTGGAGCGGGTCAACCTCTGCGATACCGTCACCATCCGGCACTCGTTTCTGGCTGTCAGCGTGTCGGCTATGGTCATCGAAACCGTATACGACACTCTTGCCGAACGGTATGTGAGCATTTCCCTCGGTCAGAGCAAGTCCAGTATGATCACCACCATTTCCGAGGTGCAGTCCACGGTCGACAAGGTGGAGTCCACGGTGGGACGCTTTCCAAAGCTGCTTCAAACCGCCATCGGTAAAGCCACCGGGCTTATCACCGGCCAGAGCGGCGGCTATGTGGTCATCCATACCACCGAGGAAAACGGACAGCCCTATGAGCTGCTCATTCTGGATGCACCATCCATTGACGATGCTGTGAATGTCTGGCGGTGGAATGTGGGCGGCCTGGGCTTTTCCCATAATGGCTACAACGGTCCCTATGAAACCGCAATTACGGCAGACGGACAGATCGTCGCAGACTTCATCACCTCCGGCTCTTTGGTGGCGAACATCATCAAGGCTGGTGTCATTCAGTCACAGGATGGCTCGTCCTGGTGGGACTTGGAGAGCGGCGAGGTTGTGCTTCGAGCCTACGCCACCAGCAAGGAGGTCACCGAGGTCAGCGACCGCATCACCACCATCGAGGAACAAAAAATGCTCCGGCTGGTCATCATCTCGTCCAACGGGAACATCTTCAAAAACGGCAATGTGAAAACGCTGCTTTCCGCCAAGGTGTACTCCTGGGACGAGGACATCACCGACACGCTGGATGCCAACCAGTTTGTCTGGACAAGGGTGTCAGAGGATACGGAAGCGGACAAAGTCTGGAATGAACAGCATTTCGGCGGCGCAAAGTCCGTGGTCATCACCGGTGCGGATGTCAAAGTCCGCGCCACTTTTTATTGCGACCTCATCGACACCACGACCAGGCAGAGCCTGTTATAACGGAGGAATTCACTATGGCAACCGCAGAACCCACAACAGGAACCGGCAGAGTGCCCGTTCCTGATACAACAACTTTAAAGGAGGCTTCTCACATGAGCAAAGCACAAGGTCAGTTTACCATCATCGACTACAATGACGCACTGACGCTGACGGGGTACATCGGCTCGAACCTCGCCAAGACTCAGATGTATAACCCCGACAACGGCAGTTACACCCCCGACTGGAAAACGAAGAACCTCGTTCTGACACCCAGTCTGTATGTCATCGGCACCACCGCCGACCAGATCGCCACCGCCAATGTTACCTCGGTCAAGTGGTATGTGGGCGACAGCAGCACTGCCATCACCGCAGGTACGAACTACGCCCTCAGCGGTGCCAAGAGCCACGTCCTCACGGTCAAGGCCAATGTCATGGCGGAGCTGCCCGGCATCGACTACCGTTGCGTGATTACCTACAAGGACGAAAGCACCGGTCTTTCCATTACGCATCCTCTGACCATTTCCTTCTCCCGTGTGGTCAACGGCTCCGGCATCGTTGACCTGCTGGTCACCACGCCCAACGGAAATGTGTTCAAGAACGAAGAGGTCGCCAGTCTGACCGCCAAGGCCGAGCTGTGGCGCGGCTCTACGGTAGACACCACCAAGGTCAGCTACAAGTGGGCGGTCATGGACGCATCTGTCACAGCCACCTCTTCCACCGGCTATGATGCGGACTTTGGTATCGGCTGGCGCAAACTCTCGGATACCGCCGACAAATACACCGGCACGGCCACCAATATCCTCACGGTCTACGCCGCGGCGGTAAACAGCTACGCCGTATTCAAGTGCTGTGCCCAGGACACGGATTCCGCATCGGCTTCTTATAACACGAAGTTTTTCGATGTGGCGACCTTCATCGACAACTCCGACCCGCTGCAGATCATCGTCACCTCCACGGGCGGCGATGTGTTCAAGAACGGCCAGGGTACGACCGTGCTGACCGCCGTCTGCTACCAGGCGGGCTCCGAGGTGGATGCGGCCGGAAACGGCAGTTACACCTGGACGAAGTACAACAAGGACGGTGTAGTCGATACCTCTTGGGGAACCAACGGCAGCAAGACCGGCAAGACCCTGTCGGTGTCCAGCGCCGATGTGGATACCAAGGCAACCTTTATGGTCGTTGTGGCACTTTAAGGAGGTGGTGAGATGATCGCATCGGCACAGTTCACGATTATCAGTCTCTGCGATGTGGTCACCTCGGACACGCCGCCGGAGAACCCCTATGAGGGGCAGCTCTGGGTGGATACTTCCGTGACCCCGCCGGAAACGAAGATATGGGACGGAAATGAATGGGTGGTGCAGAACGACATTGAAACGATCCGCACCACCATTTCCATTCTGACCGAGAAGGACGCACAGTTCCAGCAGACCATCGACGGGCTGAACAGCTATGTGGCGACCCTTACCGAAACGGTGGAAACAGTGTCCAACGACCAGGGCGTCCTGGAGGAACGGGTGCTGAACTCCGAAAGCCGTGTTTCGGAATTGGAACACACGGTGAATGGACTGTCCGTCACCATGCAGGAGCAGTACATCGGCGGCATCAACTATGTGCAGAATTCCTCCGGGCTGAACGGCATCACGGACGATTGGAGCTACTCCGGTACGGTGAAAACGGATGCCTCCACAGATACGCAAAACAACACCATTTCCGACTCCTGCTTTGTGCTGGGCGCATACTCCTCGTTGTCGCAGTACATCCGAGGGGTGGTTCCCGGCACCTATACGATCTCGGTTCGGGCAAAGAAAACCTCGACCATGTCCGGGTATTTCTATGTGACCTACAACGGGAACAAAACCAAGTACCTGTTCAATAAGTCCACGGCGTTTGACTGGACGGATTACTCCGTAACGCTCACGGATGTGACCGACCCCACGTTGCGTATTTACTGCTACTGTCGGGATGCGTCCATTTATCTCGCCGACATCATGATCTCCGAAGGAGCGATCCCCCGAAAGTGGACGCCTGCACCTAACGAGATCTACACGCAGGAGGTCAAGATCGACAAGCGGGGCATCGAGGTATCCAACAGCGCATCGTCTCAGCGGACGGTCATCACAAACACGGAGTTCGCCGGTTACTACAACGACGAGGTGATCTTCACCCTGAACAAAGACGAAACGCAGACCAAGAAAACCACGGTGGACGGCGAACTGACCGTGGGTAAAACGAAGTTTGTCCCGATGCCGACGGCATCCGAGGGGCTGAACATCGTCATTCTGGACTAAGGAGGCAAGACTATGGCAATGACGGGCGGAACCGCCTATCTGGTGAAATCCGAAAAAACGAATTACGGCTCCAACAGCTGGACGACCGACCTCTACATCTATGTGAAGATCATCTCCCAGAATGTAATCGCAAACACCTCGACCATCGCTCTTGGTATGTATGTCTATTCGAAATACTCCATTGCATGGTCGGACTTCGGCACCAACGGCACTTCCTATATCGGCACGGCTACCTCCGGCTCAAACTGCTTTACCTTTACGAACGGT